GCAGCAACAGAACCCGGACCATCCGCAGCTAAGTTCCGATCTGGTACGATCTTGAACGTACCAAAGTCGCTGACATAGATGTCAACAGCTGCTACAACAGAAGCCGGAGCTTCCTTGTTAGCAGCAGTACGGAGTTCAGATACCGACTGAGACAGAGCAGAGATAGTCTGCTTTACATTTGATGGAACAAGCATCAGGTCAGGACTGCCGCCAGCATCATAGCACTCTTTGATAGTTGCTTTGATGTTGGCTTCTGAAGCAGCAGCCGTGGATGTGTTGTTTACCATCGCGGTCGTACCAATACTACCAGCAGAAGCAGAGCCACCGGAACCACCTGCAACGTGGGCCGTATTGATCCACGCAGGTATACCCGCTGTTGCCCGTGCTTCAGTAGCATCACCAGCAGCACGTACGATATTCTGAGTGAGCATGGATTCCATGTCTCTCTTCATACGTTTGCCGTTCTTAGCGAGCTGATAGGCTTGGTTTTTGCCATGCCCGGCATAGTTCATTACCTGATCTGTACCGGAGGTTTGGTTTACATACTGACTTATCTGTGTGTAATTTCCAAGTCGCACAGGAAGCACCCTAGCATCGGCACCGATATTATCGTCGCCCTCAATCTTTCTGTTAGCAGCGCCAGCAGTAATTGAGTCTGTTTGCCATTCAAAGAATGTATTGTCAGCAGTTGTTTTTGAACAACCTGACATAAAGGGTGTATCCATAGGAGCGATATTGTAGATCACGTCAGACAAGTCTTCGCGTATCGCCACAGCACCATAAGTTAGTGACGTATTGTTAGCAATTGCCATTAGTTACTCTCCTAATAGTTGCTCTAAAGCAGCAGCCGCATCATCAATGTGACCTGTCTGCCTTAGACGTTTCATTGATTTGGTACGTTTCGACTTTGATTCGTCAGACTTGCCTCTGGGCGATCCTGCACGGATCACTCTAGGCTTATTCTTGACCTTCTTCTGTTTAACAGATGGTGACGACGCCTTATCGAACCTCATTGCCTTGTATAGCGTAATGAAGTGTCGATGATCGAGAAGAGCTTCCATTTCTTGGGGTGAATACCCCTGAGATACGGCATACTCCTTTAGTTCCCCGCCTAGAGCTTGTCTCTTTGCTGGCTCACCCCACTCTGGGAGTGCATTTACCAGTTTTCCATGCTCTTCTTGTAGAACCATCCCATGCGTTCTTTCCATCTCTGCTTGATGTCTTTGCGACGCTTCCTGCTGACGATGTTGAATAGTGCGTACGTTTTCTTGGGCTTCTCTGAATTCATCCCGCTTGGTTATATATTCGAGCGGGTTATCACTCTTGAGTTGTTCCCAATTAATATCCGCAAATTGGTCCATCGCACCGAGCGAATTGTCCATCACAGATTGTAAAGCCGTCATGTACCCCTGTCGTTCCGCCTGAATCTGTTGTATTTCGGACTGCCATTGGTTCTGGGCAGAGTCCATATTTCTTCGTTGTTCAGACAGTTCTTGGGTTTTTCGGGTGTAGTCCGATTGCCGCGAATACCCTTTCAGTAGTTCGTCAAGGGGTATTGTATGCTCCTCACCATTTACGGTGACGGCATATAAGTCCTCTCCTTCTACTGCGCGACTCTCGTCGCCCTCGTCTTCGTCCCCCTCTTCGAGTTCCTCCGACTCAGGCTCCTCTTCCAATGATTCGTCTTCCCCTTCGGGTTGAGACTCTTCCTCTTCTGTAGGTTGCTCTTCCTCAGTTTCAGGTGTTTCCTCTACAGGTTCCTGCAACTTCAGTAGTGCGTTTTGCGCTTCTATTAAACCACCTTCTTGCGCGTTTCCATCAGGTACTGCTGTCTGCGGGGCTTCTTGCGTATCCGCCATGATTAATTCCTCTTAAATGAATGGGTGTTGCTTGTCCATGATCTTGTTCATATGCCCAGTTTCCACTATGGAAGCTAGGTGGCTATGAACCTTGTCAAGCAGTCTCATCGCAAGCCAGATAGATTCTCTAGCTTCGATTTCATTTGATCCGCTGGATTCCCAGCGAACCATTAAGTCTGTTTTTAGTGTTTCAAATGCTTCTTTGAGAAGCGGGTCGTTGAGGAGGCGCTTGGCTTTTTCCTCTCTTAGTTCGTCGTTCACGTTGCTCCTATAGCCACGGCGCGATTCTGCTCACGCTCAAGGTTTAACTCCTCTACTTTAAGTTGTGCGTCTACCGCTGATTTAGCGCCTTCCTGCTTGAGCTTCATTAGCTTGAGCTGTATATCTGCTGCTTTAATGTCAAGCTCCTTGCGCTTCAGGTCAAGTTCTGCCTGAGCCGCTTCCTCTTCAGGACTTGGGCCTTCTGGTTCAGGCTCTATATCCTCTGGGTTGGTAAGGTAGTCATCTACATTCTGGAAGCCCATGTTTCTGAGCATCGCAGTCCCTATGTTGTACATGTTCTGTTCGTTGACGATACTCAAACCACCGCTCAAGGACTCAGAAGCAAACTGCATGAGAGAGGAAAGGTGCATGAGCTGCTGGTCTTTATTACCCTGTCCTATACCAACAGACACAGTACAATCCATCTTGTCTCGCCACATGTCTGGGCGGACTTCTATCCACTCGTTACGCAGTTTAACAACGCGCTCCTTGTCTTGGTTCTTCTGGAGCAATTCATAGATGTACTGCATAAGTGTCTTTACGCCAGTCTCAGCAAAGTTTCTCGCAATCAGTTCCATCCTACTCTGGGCTGCTGTCATTACAGCATTTACAGCAGTTGCTGTGGTGTGGGAAGTTAATGCGTCTGCGCTCAATCCCTGAGTGTGCTTGCTAACCCCAGCTCTGGCTTCCCGTATGCTGTCCAAGTATTCCAACATTTCAAACGAGTAGGACTCTAGCGGGGGTGTCGGCAGGGGCATGATTGCGTTAGGTGATTTAACCCTGACTACACCACCCGGACGTTGTGTAAGTAAGTCGTCCAAGTTTGCTTGTCCCTCCAGAACTGCGTACCTGCCAAAGTTCTGGCTATACATGTTGTCCATGAGGTTCCGCATCAGGATGCTCTTAATTCTTTGAAGGTCCATCACAAGATCAGCCACGGAGAGGCCAAAGAACTTGTGGGGTATTTTTATGGGGGTCAGGGAGACAAAGGGTATTTTGTCGATCTCCTCGTTCGCAAGAACAAAGTCCCCTACGGTACATACCTTTCTCAGTTCAGCTATGCCGTCATTGTCGTAGTCTGTTCGTACGAAACTCTCATGTAACCAGTATTCCTGTAGAGCTTCTTCAAACTCCACCCCGGTACCCCATGGTTGTTCAAAGTCAGCGGAGAGGTCAAAACGATACCTCGAAAACCTCTCTCCTGTAAAAGAATCTTCGTCGCCACTGCCTAGATCAGCCGCTTCTATATCTTTGTGCGGATACATCTCCCGCAGTTCGGATAGAGTCTTCCTTACCCTATGACATACGAATCTTGCTTCCTCAATCGTCTTAGCTTCCCTAGAGATCAGGAATTCATCAGGTGGGACAGTCTCCACCTTTATGCGACCCCTACTAAGATCACGCTTTATAACAACATTGTGACCTTCGGTGGTTACGGACGTATAGTCATCAGTTTGCTCTTCTCCGGGCGGGGTGTGTTCAAGAACGTCAACACCAGTTTGGGCTATAAGTACAGCAAACTCATCATCTGTAAGATTACTGTATTCCTCTCTATTCCAAGTATCTGACTCGTCCCACCAGCACTTTACAACACCGTTCTTCTGAAGAAGCGCATCAGTGAACCAAGAGTAGAGTATCTCCCAACCGGGATTATCCTTCTGAAATACATAGTTGACATAATCTGTAGCCTGTTTAGCCTGTTCTACGTCTTCTGGGCCATGCGGCTGGAAAATAACCATCTCTTCCCCAGAGGCGAATATCCTCATTAGAGAGGGCTTTATCCACTCTATGGTATCCATTACAGTCCTATCTACGAACTGTGAACGACCATCTACCTCGTTACCAAAGGGAAGGCCGTAGTAATACTCCATAGCCAGTTGGCGTTGTTCGGCTATAGTATCATCGTAGCCTAAGGCGTCAGTTACTTCTGACCTTATACGCGATAAGAGTTCTGTTTCTGTTATTTTAGATGATGCCATAATTCTGATATTCTATTTCCTTAGTCCATAAAGGGTCTTCGCCGGATACCCCAAACCTGAGGGACATGATGGCGTAACGTGTGGCAGACATTAAGTCATCCCTAAGGGGTATGATCTTCCCGTCCTTTCTGTGGTACATGCGGAACTCTTCAAACCAGTCATGCAGGGTCGAGAACACTTTGAATTCCTCGTCCTCCATTTTCTGGAGCATTTCCATGATACCTACCTCTATAGAGTTGCCGCCCTTCTTCTCCCCCAATGCAGGGGGGTTTTCAAAGTGAAAGGGGAGCATGTTGCACCCTAGATTACGATACTGTTCAGCCAAGCCGGGATTACCCATAGAATCTCGTCTATTGCCGTCATGGGGCCAAGCAACGGGGATAAAACTGGGCCTATTGCGTATAGTTTCGGCATGCACGGCTGGAGGAGCCTTTGCTTGCCTGTAGCAATCGTATACATAGTACGTATCCTCTTCCCTATCCCATGCTACCCACACAACTGCTGTGGGGTGGTCAAAACCAAAGTCTATCGCCGCTATACGAGGCCAATGGGATGGTATCTCAAAAGGATCGATGATTATTCGCTCCTCTGAGACTGGAAATACCAGCCCAGACCCTATAG